CACCAGTTTCAGTATGTGTTTCTCTTACAGTATATCCAGATGCTGGATTTACAATTTGATATACAAGTGTTCCATCAGCTGGGCTTGGATTTTCGCTATCGGGATACCAGTTAACGTTAATATTTCCACTTGCATATTGTATTCTAAGTTGTGGTCGTACTATAATATTGGTATCAATTGAATATTCATTTTCAGATAAACTGTTATCATAGGTTGTAGCTAGTGTTTGAACGTATCCATGGAATTCTGACATAGCATGAGGTGCAACTTGATCTGGTGAGCTACCAGCTACTGAGATATCAACTCCTGCTCCACCTACATATTGAAAATCGTTTACACCATCTACAGATAATCCTCGCAATGATACATTTTGAACTGCTGAAGGAGTACCAGTATCAGTACCCGCTTTGACTTGAGCAATACTATTCGTACCTGCTCCACCCATTTTTATTTCTCCTGAACTTGGTATACCCATTACTTAATAATTCCTGCGATATGATCCTCAAAGGCTTCTACTTTTTCTGTTCTATTTGGCCAGTAAATATAATCCTTTTCTGGGTTTGCTTTTAAATTTGATAATAAAGGTAATATTGCATTATACAATTTATTAAGCTTTTCTTCGTTTTGTTCAGCCGATGCTGCAACAGTAGAAGCTTCTGTTGATAATTTTTGTACTGCCTCTAATTCATTTTCATCTACAGCAGTAAATCCAAAATCAAATTTATCGATATCTATACTCATAGTTGTTCCTCTATATTATTATATTTATAATGTCTAGGCACCTCTTTAGTTTTATCTTTATGTATTTGTGTAATACCATGACTAGGAGTTTTTTTTCTTACTTTTGATTTACCAAATATTTTTTCCCAGTTATCAGCATATAGTTCTTCATTAGAGTTTCTTCTTTTAGAACCTTTTCCGCCATGCCATTGTTTATTATCCATAATATATCCAAAATAATACTGCACCAGTAATTAAACTAATTGCTAATATAATACTTAATACTCTTTTTCTAAATTGGCTTTTTTGTTTCTTTCTCCAATTTTCTAAATCAAGTACTTCTTTAATTCTTTTTAATTTATTCGAAGACAACTCCGCCTCTCCTCACCAACTCATTTTTAATTTTTTGTTTATCTTTTGGTCTTGTGTTTGATGCGTTATATTTTTCTATTAACTCTTTTTTAGCAAATCCTTTTATATAAGGATGAACTGTTGTAGCTTTCTTTGTTGTTCTATCGATTGTTGTATGTGACTTTCCTAATTTTATTGGCATAATATACTCCTATTTTATTCTTTTAACGCTTCCTTTGAGGTCTGCTAAATATGCAAACATTTCTACTTCAGGAAACTCTCTTTTCAAATCAAGTAATGCTTTAAGATTTTCTTTGTGGTCATCGAATAATCTTATTCTTGCATACTCACCAGTTTTTAAATATTTTCTAAATATTACTTGTTTATTTTCTGCACTTGAACCACTCATATTACCAGCTCTTTCAACGTATACATTCTTCATTGGTATACCATGTGATTCAAATGTTTTAATAAAAAGTTTTTTATCATCCATATCTGCTCTAGCAGTTACGATAATAACTTTAGAACCTCTTTTAGTTGCATTAGTTATAATTGCTTTTGCTTTTGCTATCATTCTTGCAATTGGTGTTGCAGTTTGATAAAATAGTTTAGCTGATTTAAATTCACCAAAATCATATTCTTCATTACTTCTTAATTTATAAGAATTAAATTCCATTGGTGTTAGCTTTTTTTCTTGGCCAGTATTTTTGTTTCTTACAATTACACTAGCTTTTGACACAAACATTGTGTCATCAATATCAAAGATTGTTAAACCTTTGCCTGCTTTCTCTGCTAAAAAATCTTTAAACTTTTTCATATAGATATTGTACCACAAATTTTATGTTTTGTAAATATCTATTTATAAGAAAAAACTATTTAAAATGGCGCTTTATTGTATTTAATTTATCTTCTGCTTCAGCTATTTTAGTTACTTGTGATTCGACTGCTTCAACAATATCTGGATGTTCACCAATACCTGCTGGATTTCTTTCATATACTAGAACGTTTGCTTTTGCAACTTCTATTTCACCTTCTAACTTTTTACATAATGCTTTAAGTAAATGATTCATATTATCTCCCGAATAATTTTCTTCTTTTATATTCATTGATAGTATTTATTAAATCTTTTGTCCAATTATCTCTATCTTCAATAAAAACTTGTGGACCCATATCACCTGCAATACATACAACTAATTGCTTAATAGGTACACCAGTTCTTTCTTCCCACATAATAGCATAAGCTGAGCATTGCATGAAGTAATTAGATATCCATTCTTTCTTTTTAAATTTACGAGATGTTTTCCAATCAATAATAGAATCAATGCCATTCCATTGACCAACTAAATCAACTCTACCAGCCAATCCTAAATGTTTAGAATATAATGGTGCTTCTTGTTGATATACCTTTGTGACACATTCATCTAATATTGGTTGTACATCTTTAAATGTTTGTATGTTATGTGGCATTTCATCTTTTATATAATCAGGGTCATTTGCAATATATTTTTCTATAATATTATGTACAGTTGTTCCACGAGAGCTGGCTTGTTTTGATATACGATTTGCTTCTTCCTCACCTACACGTGCACGCCATGCACGTATTGCATCTTCTGATAATATTGATAATACTGTGGTAATGGATGGATACTTATTTCCATCTGGGTCAGTATAAAGTCTTCCTTTGTCTGTTGTTTCTGCTGTTAAATCAAAATAACCTAATTCAACAGGCTCATGTATAAAATTCATTAGTGACTCACAAATTGGCTAATAATCCAAAACATTAATATCATAAATCCAAATACACAAACTTGTATTACAGATGCTACTGCAATCTGCTTCATTGGATGAACATCATGTAATTTTTCAACCCATGCTTCTGATGGAGATAAATTAACGACTTGTAGTATTTTTTCTTTTTTCATTTTGATTTTATATTATCCCTGAGTCTTGGTGGCATTCCTGATTTAATTCTATCTTGTACTTCTTTCCATCCTGAACCAGCTCTAGATAAAATCGATTTACCACCATCATGGTCAATATTTAAAGTTGAATAGTGACTTTGTATATTTGGATTTTCTTCTAAGTATTTTACTTTACTATCATATGACATTATTTTTTCAAATACTTCTCCAGTATCTTTATTTTTAAATTCATATGTTGGCATTAAATTAATTCCTGTAATCTTTTCATTGTTGATGGTATATCATAACAAAGATAATCATATATATACCAAGTTAAAAACTTTCTACTTTCATCTTTATTAAACCAATCTATATTATCTATATATTTATTTAACATAGTTAATATTCTTAAATCTTTTGTTACCCAATGATAGTCGGGATATCCATAGGAAATAATTGGAACATCATGCATCATACATTCAATACCAGCCGTTGAATTCTCTACAATTGCTACTTTTGTTTTTGGTAATACACTATGAATTGATACATAACCTGTTATGACTTGATGGCCATCATTTTCCCATTGTAAAATTGTTTTATTTAAATCTCTTATAATGTGAGAAGCCTTGCTAATCCTTGGATGTAATTTAATAACTAAATTTCTATCTTTTAACTTTTCAATTATTTGGCACATTTTATCCCAATGATTTCCAAAGCCAAATCCTTTCACTGTTTCATCTTCTGGCATTTGACAGACAATTAATATGTGGTCATCTTTTAATTTACCAGTTGCCTCTTCCCATTTAAACAATTCAGCACTATCCCATTTATTAGCTCTTCGACTAACCATTTCTTGTATTTCATTCCATTCGCTATTTTGTATATTTCTATATTCATATTCAATTGGTTCTTCAAACGTAATACGAGAACTATTAGCATAACCTAAATCACATATTTGAAAATGTTGACCTGTTGGTGCTGTAGGTTTAAAGATAATAGAATTTTCTGGCATATCTGGTTCAGTATCTCTGCTTGTATGATTGTATATATGAAGGTCTGGATTATCTTCTACTTTTTCATGTCCTAAGATATCCATAGCATGTTCAATACAATTAGCTGCGTAAGCAAATTGCCCTTTAAATGTATATCGATGTTCGTATAATTTATATCGCATTAAACCATTTAGGCATTGGTCTTTTTGTCCATACCATTTTAAATCTTTCTTGTTTTGTTTGATAAAAGTTTTTGTAAGATTCTACTGCATTTGTACCACCTAAATCATGTACAACACATTCTGGATTAGAACTCATTGCCAATTTAAATGGAGTCATACCACCAGAACGATTAATATTGTTAGGTAATGTTTTAAGTATTTTTCTAAGTTTGGTATCGGTTGAATGGACTTTACCATATCGATATGTATATTCATCACATAAACCTATAAAATGATTATAATGCCAAGTATAATTACAACAACTTTCTCTTGTCCAAACTGTGGAAGGATGATTGAAATGACATGCTTTATATAACAAATCTTCTCTTTCATCATCTAGTTTCCAATATTGTAATTTAGCACCTGATTTAGAAGGTCTACGTTCCATTACACCGTCCAACATACGATGTACTGTTGAAAGCATTTGAGCAGATTCGACAATCATTTTAACTACATGTTTATCGCACTGCTCTTGTGCTGCAATCACGGGGTCATTATTTAATATAAAAATGTTCATAATATATATTATACCATATTTTTGACAATTTGTAAACTATTTGTTTTTCTTTTCTCGATGTAATTTTGCGTATAGTCTATGTTGTCTTAATAATCTCATCTCTTTCACTTGTTTTCTTTTCTTTCTAGCTCTCAAAGATTTCATTATTCTGTCTGCTTGTTTAGATAATTCCATATTGTCTCCTGTAATTAAATTAAACATGATACAGATTTTTCGATAGGCTTGCCTCCTATTTTACTATTAAGTTTGGAAAGGCATCATTTACTAGTTTTTTTGTAATGCCTTTATATTTCATCTTTTTATCCTTTGCTGCAATTAATAATTCTGCTTCTTCAGGATTTAAAGATTCTAATAAGTTTAAAAATAAACCTTCTCTTTTCAAAGGTTTCATTTTATTTGCTATTGGTCCTTTAAAGAAATATTTGAATTGTGTATATGCTTTATTTAGAATTGTATACTCATAACCTTTAGGTGCATCATCTTGTCTGTAAGTTGGAGCTCCTTTTGGTAAGGCAGGCACTACAGCTTCATCATAGTTAATTCTAAGTATATCAGTAAGACCTGGTGATTTATTCATTCTTAAAAATCGAATACGGTCTTCTCTTTTATCGATTTTGCTTGCTTCAGTTAAAATTTCTGATATTAGTTTTCTAGCCATTGTAAAATTCCTCCACGACTTCAATCAAATTGTTACATCTTTTCTTTATTAAATAGTTTAATACTTTCATATTTGGCGTTTTTGTTTGCCCGTTAAAATTATTTATAATACTTTCTTTTATATCTTCTGGTATGTCAGATAAATCTATAAGTTTTTTATTTCTTTGATAATTTCTATATGTATCAATATCCATCACATCTTTTAAATTATCAGAGCTTTCTAACCATTCATCTATCTTAGTTTGTCTTAATGGTGTTTGAGAGTTTTCACTGATAAATGTATCATCAGCTGATAAAACATTTGGTATACCATCACCACTATCTCCTCTCATAATATGATTAAATAGATATGTTCTTGGATTTTTATCTGTTACTATTTTCTTTTGTATTGGACTAAATTGTTTTACGTTTTTAAATTTTTGTAATTGTATAAAATCTTTATCAGAAGATATAATCATGACTGGTTCGTCTTGTCCAAACTCTTGCGTTTCCATTACTAGTGAAGCAATAATATCATCTGCTTCTACACCTTCCATGTGAATAACTTTATATGGTAAGTAATCTCTTATTTCATCTCTAACAGTATGCAATATTCTAAAGATTTCAGTCCAATCCATATCTGAATTATCTCTTGTTTTTCTTCTATTTGCTTTATAATTTGGAAAGAAATCTTTTCTCCAAGTATTCATTCCATCAGCACATATAATTAATTGACCATATTGGTCTCTATATTTTTTATTATACATGCGAATACTATTTAGTATCATATGTCTTATCATATTTTCATCATTTAATTTTTGCACTATAATATTACTTAGTGCTATTTGGCTATAATCAATCAGTATCATCTTCATCCTCTGGTGTAAAATCAATTTCTAAATCACTATCACTTGGTTCAAACTTGTATTCTGTTAATTTATGATTTGCTTCTTCATTTAATAAAATCATTTCTTTTATTTTAACATAAGCTTTATCCATCGTTTGATGTAATCCATGTGGCATATGATACCATCTATTAAACATTGCATTTAACATGTTAACAACAACAAACATATCTCTAGATTCTTGTTTGGTTTCATCTCTAAAATCCATATCAATAAAATCTTCTGATACTTGACCAGTATTAATAAATTCTTCTAATACTTCAAGTAAATAATGTGAACTATCAACGCATCTATCACTAGCTTCGTTTAGTATATTAATATCTTCTTTTTTTTGTAGTTCCTCTTTTGTTGGAAACTGTAGTAATTTTCCCATATATGTATATTATACCATAGTTTTACTTAAATGTACACATATTTTTTACACTTTGTGCACCTATTCTACAATTGATAATTCCATTATAATATTCATCTGATAATAAAACATCTCTATCAAATTGTTCTTTTGCTTCTAAATAAGCACATTCGCCTTTTGTTTTACAAAGATATAATATTTCTCTGTGATAAAAGTCTTCTCCATGAACTTGGACTTCTTCTGTAAGATATCTATTTGAACCATAATATGTTCTCCAATCTGATTCAACATAGGTAATTTTTCTGCGCTTTCTTGTTTTTGTGATAGGTAATGTTTTTTTAGACCAAAAGAATTTTTTACCAATATACTTTTTATTTGTTCCTCTATGAGTAATACAATAGACAAAGCCATACCAATCCTTTCCAAACCTTTCATAAGTAAAAGGTTCAGCTGGACTAAACTTCATTCCTTGATATAACCAATCATTCATTGAAATCTAACTCTTCCATGTCATCATCTGCTGGTTCACCACAATGAGGACAAAAATTAATTTTTAATTCTCTGTCATCTGGTTTTATTACAATACGTGAATAACAATATTCGCATTCTAAAATCATAACTCTACGCTGGTTAACTCTTTTAGTTCTGTATATCCACCAATTTTTTGACCATCAACTATAATTTGTGGAAAGGTTCTAGCGCCTGGAAATGTTTCCATTAACTCTTCTCTAGTAAAGTCTTTACCAAATAACTTATATTCATAATCCATTTTCTTTTGTTCACATAATGCTTTTGCCATATCACAATATGGACAATTATCTTTTCCGTATATTTCTATCATAAACTTAATCCTACTAATGTTTTATTATCTACATCTTGTTTTACACCACCAACAACATAAGAACTTATTTCTGTTTCTTGTGGTGCGACCTGTACGTTTCCTCCGGATATCCATTTTTCTGTCCAAGGCAGTGGATTCATTTGAGGAACTGTGTATGGACAAGGTAAACCTAATGCTCTCATTCTTTTACATCCTATCCATTCAACGTAATTTTCTAATATTGTACCATTTAAACCAATCATTGAACCATCTTTGAATAGATATCTTGCCCATTCTTTTTCTTGTTCAATAACATCAATAAATAATTGTACAACCTGTTTTTCATATTTCTTTGCAATCTTCTCAAAGTCTTTATCTTCTTTTAAAAGATTTCTTAACATAACTGTGGTTGCTGCAAGGTGTGTATTTTCATCTCTTGCAATAAACTTAATTATTTTAGCATTACCTTCCATCTTTTTTAATTCAGCAAATGCCCAACTACAAGCAAACGATACATAGAATCTTATTCCTTCTAAAGCATTTGCACTCATAAGACACATATATAAAGACCTTTTGTGGTCCATTTTATTTGTTGCTGTATTATTATCTGCAATTAATTCATCATAATATTTGGATATATCAGCTCCGCATTTTACAATTTCTTTGATATCTAACATTGTATCAAATACTTCAGATGGATTAGGATATATATTCCTAATAATATGAGTATAGGAACGAGAATGTATCGTTTCAAAAAATGACCAAGTCTCAATCCAATTTTCAATTTCGGGTAACGAAGCAATAGGAAGGAAAGCAAGGTTCGGGGCCCGACCTTGAACAGAGTCCAATAGTATTTGCCTTTTGAGATTAGATGTGAAGATGTGTTTTTCATGAGCAGTAAGTTCTCCGAAATCTTTTTTGTCTTTAGATACATCGACTTCTTCTGGTCTCCAGAAAAAGCCTAGTTGTTTATCAGTAATTTTTTCTAATTGTGGATATTTTACTTGGTCGTATCTAGCGATATCAACACCATTATCGAAAAACATATTTCTTAGTAAGTGTGATTTTTTATTTTTTTCCAGTACTGGCATCAGGTCTCCATGAAATTGTTGATTTAGTTTCTATTGCATCTTGTGCACATTGTATATATTCTTTGTCTTCTTCTGAAAGTACTGACCAAAATTTACTTATTGTTAAGGTATGGTCATATACCACTTCAGGTTTTTTCATATGATAATCTTGTTCCATCCAATTTTGTAGGATGTCCATTCTTTGATTTATCTTATCTTTTAAATTTTGCATGAATCGCAATCATCCTCATCTTCTATTATTTCTGTACCATCATATGTATGATGTTCATCCTCTTTCATTTCACCCGCTCCATCGAAAGTGTTGAAATAGTATAATTGCTTCAATCCATATTTGTATGCTGTGATTAAGTCCTTTATCATCACAGACATTGGCACCTTATTATCTTCAAAATGTTCTGGATTATAAGATGTATTGACTGATATTCCTTGGTCGATATATTTTTGTAGTATTCCACATATCGTTAAATATCCTTCAGGTGACTTTTGGTCCCACAATAAATCATACTTATTTTTAAGATGGTGATAGCCAGGTACAACCTGTGCCATAACTCCATCCTTACTCTGTTTGTACGATACCAATGCTCTTGGTGGTTCAATACCATTCGTACTATTACTTATCTGAGCGCTTGTTTCAGCGGGCATCAAGGCCATTAGTGTAGAGTTCCTAATACCAGTATCTCTGAGTTGTTCTCTTAACTCTTTCCACGGGAGTCGTTCTCTATGCACTATAAGATTATCTATCGCTCTCTTATAAGTGTCGATAGGAAGTATTCCTTTAGAATATTTCGTATCATTATTATATATCACTTTTCCTTTCTCAACGGCAAGGTTTGCTGAACTTTTTATTAAATAATATGACCAAGCTTCTGCATATTCATCTATTATTTCGTATGCAGATTCATCATATTTAAGTCCTCTTTTTGCTAGGAAATAAGCTAGGTTAATAATACCTACACCTAAAGGTCTTCGATTCATCGTTCCTCTTTGTGCTGCTGGTATTGGATAACCTTGATAATCGAGTAGTTCATCTAAAGCTCTTACACTTAAATCACAATACTTTTCAAATTCATGTGGTTCATTGATAAGACCCCAATTGATTGCAGATAATGTACATAAAGATATTTCACCTTCAGTATCATCTTGGCTATTAAGTGGTGTTGTAGGTAAATCAATCTCACAACACAGATTACTCATTTTAATTGGAGCTCTTCTTGCATTGAATGCGCCGTGGTCATTTGCATGGTCAACATTCATAAGATATATTCTACCTGTATCTTTTCTTTCTGTTAAGAATTGTGAAAAGACTTCTAAAGCTGGTAAAGATTTTTTACGTATAGATGTTTTTCTTTCATATGTTTCATATAACTCTTTAAACTTATCTTGGTCTACAAAGAAAGCATCATATAAACCTGGTACTTCATTTGGGTCAAAGAAAGTTATATTGCCACCTTCTAATAATCTTTCATACATTAACTTATTAAACTGAAAAGCATAATCCATGTGACGAACTCTTGTTTCTTCAGTACCTTTATTGTTTTTTAATACTACCAAATCCTCAAACTCATAGTGCCAAACCGGTAAATAAACAGTTGCAGCTCCTCCACGAACACCTCCTTGAGAGCAGCTTTTAACAGCACTTTGAAAATATTTGAGGAATGGTATTAAACCTGTATGAACAACTGAACCATCTCCTACCTTTGCACCATTTGCTCGAATTGCACCAGCACCTATTCCAATACCAGCTTTTTTGCTTATATATCGGACAATAGAAGTAGCAGTAGCATTAATAGAATCAAGGGAATCTCCTGATTCAATAAGAACGCAAGAACTGAATTGTCTAGTCGGTGTTCTAACTCCTGCCATGATTGGTGTAGGGAGTGATATATAGAATTGAGAAATTGCATCATAATAATCCTTTACGTATTTTGTACGATTTTCTTTGTAATTACTAAAGAGAGTCATTGCTATCATCATATACAAAATTTGTGGTGTTTCGTATATTTGTTTTGTTCTTCTATCTTGAACTAAATACTTACCACGAAATTGTTCCATTCCTGCATAAGTAAATGTATCATCTCTTTCATGTTTAATATATTGATTAAACTCTATGATTTCATCTTCTGTATATTTTACTAAAATATCAGCGTCATATACACCTAGTTCTACATTTCGTTCTATGATAGAAGTCAATGGTGGAACATCATACTCACCATAAGCTTCTTTTCTCATCTTATAAGAAATAAGTCTAGCTGCAACAAACTGATAGTTTGGTGTATGGTCAGAAATTAATTCTGCTGTTGATTTAATTAGAAGTTCATGGATATCATAAGCAGGGATTTTATCATAAAGTTGTATGTTAGCTTTTAATTCTATTTCAGACATTGATACGCCTGATATATCTTCAACTGCCCATTCTAAAACTTTATGTACTTTTTCTAAATCGAATGCTTGGATTGAACCATCTCTTTTTGTGACATTTATTGTATTAGTTCCATTCATAATATTATATATTATACCACAAATCTTACGATTTGTACACTGTTATTTTTACTATTTAACCGCGGATATCAGATACGGCTTCAGGTTGTTGAATACCAACTCCTACACCTTTTTCACCATTTGGCATTGTCACATCTCTATAATAGATAACAACTTCACCTAATTGTTTTATATACCTTTTGAGTTCTTGCATATCTTCAGCCATAACTTTATAATCACCAACAGTTGTGGCTACAAAAACGATATCTCCATTGTTTTGTTTTTTTATTTCATCTAGAAATCTATCTAAATATGTATAACCTTCTGGCCAATCAGGATTATCTCTTTCAGATAAATCACAGGTCTTTGGTCTCTTAAATTTTTCATTACCTTCATCATCAAACTTTTTAGGTTCGAATGGTATTGTTGCTTTACATGGATTTGTAATAACAGCTTCTGATACAACCCACCATTGAGGTGCTGTTAATTCCACAGGACGTGGTAAATCTGGTTGCATAATATCTATTTGTATTGGTTTAGATACTACTTCTACTTTCTTTG